TACGCTTAAAAACCCTGACGATTTAGTCAGAGAATCAATCTCAGCTACACCCGGCACTCCCCATTCAGCAGCTAACGCTCTTAATGTGGCTGTTGCCATATTTATATCTCCATAAATTATTTAAAATCACTGTCTTTAAATGGACCTGTCGAAGTAGGCTTAACATCCCTATGAAGATTCTTGTCTTCATTTTTAGGGTTAGCACCACTAAATAGACCAAGTCCCTCGTATTCATTTAATTTATCAGCGTTCTTGGCTATATCATTGACATCTAAACTTTCCCAACTTAACTTTCCGTCTTTTTCCTCAGGTAATAAGAACTTACTTTTTGTCTTATCCCAATCAGCATGGTCTTTCAGTTTATCGTATTTATCAATGAACGCTTTGCCTTTAGACTTGACTCTTTCTAATTCCGCTTCCTCATAAGACTTTAACTTAGTTTGTAAAGTCTTTACTTCTTCAGACATATCTTTGCCCTTCAAAGTTTCCATCTCTGCTTTGCCATCTTCAAGTTCGCTTTCTAAATCACGAATTTTAAGTTTGCGGGTTTTTGATTCGTTATTGACATGCTTAATGGTTTCCCTAGCATCGTCTAACTCTACCTCAAACTTACTATAGTCACTCTCGATTGCTTTCAAGTGTGCTTCTACTTTGGAAGAATCCTCCCCCAATGCTTCTCTAATTTTAGAGATTGCTTCTTTACTCATCTGAGTCTGCTCCTTTTTGGTTGCCTTAAAACTAAATTAGCCATAATATAATGAACTTACACCACAATGTCAAGTAAATAATATTATTCGTTATATTTTTATTGTTGTTTTCTTCGGTAATCCTTTGGCATTAGCTTGAACTTGTTGTAATACCATAGCCTTTGCCCATTCCATATTCTTAGCACGAATGTCAAAAATGTTTCTATTTTTTATTTCAATGTTATCTAAAACCCTAGTACCGAATTTGAAAGAAATAGTTACCCCATGTTCAGTAGGCCTCTCGGCTTCGATAAGTTTTAACATATCACCGGTAAATTTTAAGTTTGGTGGTTCAACCTGGCTATCAGTTGCCCTACCATCTACAGCATCGCCACGACTCTTAAAGTCTTTATAATCAATATCATAGTCAGCGAAAGTAGGATCACTATCGTCTTGACTGATACCTTTACTTGCATCTTTTCTAATTCTATCTATTAACCCTACACCTATTTTAAGCCAAATTTCTTTGGGTATTCTAGGTAGTTCACCAAGTGTTTTGTATCTATTGATCATGTCTTAATCATGCTTTAGCATTAGTTCCGGTATAATTGTAAATATAGTATTTCAAGTTATCTATTATTCCTTTTGCGATATTAACTTCTAGCTCTTGTTCTTTAAAAAACTTAAAGACAAGATAAGGGATCTCGTAAGTTTCCCCATCAATATCTACTTTAACTTTCTTCTTTTTTACCAAAGACTGATTCTGGTTGTTCATCTGCTAATACCCAATCATGCCTACAATTAAAGCCACCCCTTGACACAAAGTCAACATCGGAGTCGGCTAATCCACTGTTAATTTCATCTATTGTCCACCCTGTAGTGTTCTGTGCATTACTAAGCACATTACTACAGGCATCTCTAGTTCTATTATCTAAAGGTCCTAAATAAGTCCATAAAGCTGTATTCTCGTCATCGGCAAATATCTGTGCCTTTGATGCTGCATCGAATCTTGCAAAGGTTTCCTGTAGTAAAAAAGTCGCATCCCTACCCGATAAAGTTCCAACACTCATTACAGCTAGTTGTTTAGATAAAACAGCATTAGGAGTATGAGCAACTGTCTTCTGTATCAATGCCTGTCTTAACCCTGTAGCGTATCCCTCGTATTGAGAAATGAACATATCTAAATCTGCTTGTGCTAAAATTCCCAAAGGAGCTGAACTAGCAGTAACCTGATAACCTAATGCAGTAAATTCTGCCTTTAGTTCATTTACCCTTTTGGCCATAGCGGAACCCATCTTACTGATAACTCCGTTCAATCCATTCTTGCTTAGTCGTTCCATAAAATCAATTTCTCTCAATAGAACTAATTGCTGTTCTATCGAAAGAGTTTCTAATCTAGGTAAAAGACCAAATATCTCTGCCAAGAATCTTGACTCTACGACCTTGAGTTCGTTACTGAATTGAGCTGTATCAATCATTCAACTTCAGGTTTCTCTGTATTTAATCCTTCAAATATTCTATCAGTAGGAGTTTTTTCAGATTCAGCTTTAGCCTTATTGAAATCTCTATTTTTAGTTACTTCTTTTTCCGCAGCTTCGAGATTTTCATACTTATCTGGATTATCCCTAAGTAAAATTTTAGCCTCAGTAGTTTGATTATGTAACAACGCCCAATCATCCCTTGCGGTCTGTTCTTCAGACGTAAGTATCTGGTCTTGCTCTTTATAATCAACTGAGAACTCTTCCGGTAGTTTTTGTTTGAAGTTAACTTCCGCAATTCTTCTTTCGATCTTGTATAGGTCTTCTTCGACCATTCTCCATCTCTTGACATCGCCTACCCTCTCATCCGTTAGTTCTTGGTTTCTGATGCGTAAAGCTGTACCACTTTCAGGTTGTGCCTGATCACCCTCAATAAATCCTTGAGGTAAATGAAAATTATTTGTAACTACTCTTATTTTATCTTTAATGCCTTGACTCATAGACTGAATCATATTAGGTGGAGTTAATACTCCTGCTGAAGCACCGTCAGGCAATGTCCACATGTGGTCAGCACCTATCTCTAATCTTATTTTAGTTTCTTCTCTGAATCCTGTACCATAGTATTGACCATGAGAATTATATCTCATATTCAAAGTAGCATCAGTACCTAACACATTAACTACTTCGTTCATTTCTATTAAGTCAATAGCAGGTTCAACATCCATAAAGTAAGTTTCCGGTTTATCGGTAAAGACAAATCTAAACGGAAGTAAGCCTAAATTATGTTGTTCTTTGCTTATTATTTTTTGAGTAGCACCATCGTAAATTATTTTTTCTTTGTCATCCCAGTATACCCATTTAATTTTATCATTCCTTAAAACTTCAGAACTTCTGTGTAAAGGATATGAAATACCTATAGGTGTCATTGGATCATCATCAGCGAATCTTGGTTCAAAATCTGTGATTATATCGTGTTCTATTTGTTTATTTCTAACAGCAGGATGAACAGCTATAAGATTTAAAAGGTTTAAGAATTTTTCGGATTTGTGCATCCTTTCATCTTTACCTCTAGTTAATTCATTATAACGAGTTCTTTGTGAATCATTGCCATCACCTTCCTTACCTACTAGTCTTATAGGTGGTTGCATATAAACAAGACTGGTTCTTTCTATTACTCTTTTAGTGACATTATTGTTCTCTATCGGAACCTTCTTCTTGTCGAAGTCTATGTAATACTCTTTAGTCTCTTCTTCGGTTCTGCCATAGAAATACTTGATGGCAAGATTTCTCAGCTTGACCCATTCGTTCTTATTGTCTTGTTGAGAACTTAATACAGACCATCCAACAGCATCTATTAGTTTTTCAGTTAAACTTATCATAATTCACCTTAATATAATTTTGTCATGCCAACTCTTATCTTGTTGGCAGGATATTTGTATACTTCCCTGTAACTAACTGCATCGCTCATGTGTTCTATGTTCTGCGATTTGTCAATGCCTTCATCTTTAGATTGCGTTTGCTCAAATGAATTAATGATGGTCTTACACTTGGAGTCTATCTTAATCTGTGGTCTCCATTCATCATCTGGATTTTGCAATCTTTTGTTGGTGGCATTTAACCTTTCTCTTATTGCCGGATTCTTTCTGGGAATCATTAATATGACTTCCCACTTGTGCTGTCTTGCTATATCTCTGATTATATCATAGTCAGATTCTTTAGATTTTGTAGATCCGTATCCACCACTAGCGTCACCGTAAACATATAATTTCTTTTCTTCATGGTTTGAGTATCTTCGACAGAACTTTTCAATAGCCTTAGAAGTAGTAGTTCTATGCTTAATAGCTATCTCATCGAAGTATAAACTCATTCCATTCCTGTCGTGAGCAATTGCCCAACACATCGGATTGACATTGAAGTCACAAGTAAGCTCTATTGGCCAATGTTTATTATAAGCAACATCACCAACGTGCATTGACCTCTTAAATAAATAGGCAGGACTCTTTATTGATGCTGTATAATCGATATCAACTTCAGCAGCCAAGTCTTCTTTAGTTCTGCGTTTTCTTTCGTTCTCGTACCATTTTTCATCTTTTAAGGGATGAAGTTTCCATATCATTGTATAGATGTCTATTCCTTCACCTGCTTCACCACTTCTTAATCTGAAGAAATGATTAGTAGTTCCTTTAGCACTTGATACTGCTATTCTTGATGGAGAAGCATCTGACAATGACTGCCAAGCCTCTTCATCGGTAAAATCCCATTTTGCAAATTCATCCATTAGTGCAGATTTATACCTCCCGCCCGTTCCGAAGTTCTTATTATTGGCTTCGCCTTTAATGTATGAACCTGTTTCAGGATTGATAAGTCGCATAAATGTATCATGTAATCTTTTCTTGAATCCTAGTGGCAGTAAGTATTCAGGCTGTCTGTAGAGCATGTATCTTATTTTAGGGAATAAGGCATCCATTACCCCTGATTTATCTACAAACTCTTCTTTTCTTGAACCTACGATAAAGTCATTACCTGCACCACCAAATAACCAAAACCACAAGTAAACAGCTAATACTAGCCATGATGCACCCATATCCCTTGACTTCTCCAAGACACCATCTTCTCCGGCAGTTATCTTTCTAACTAACCATCTAACAAAGTCA